CATTTCCCCGCACCACATCAGCCCAGGAGCCAGCTCAATACGCTCATCGCTGACGTAGGGGGCGAGTTTACCGTTGTACCACAGGTTCGCGTCCGTGACCGGACCTGTGTCAGGCTTCTCGGGCTGCGCGAAGGCGTGGCGGTTGTAGGCGAAGCGTGAGACGAGCACCTGGGCACCCCAATACTCGGCGAGCGCCATGAGCGAGCGCCATGTGGGCTCGTGTAGGTCGGTGTTGTTCTGGGCGCTAGTGCAGATGTAGCGGCGCACCCCGCTGCGTGGGATTGTGAACTGCTTGTGCCTCAGACCGTGAGGGTCACCACCAGAAATAGGCTTGATGTGACCAAGCCCCTTCAGGTCACGCCGTACGGTCGTGCGTGGAATGCCAGTCTCACGGGAGACCGCCTTGGCGGACCCGAGACGGGCGTACGCTTCTGCTACCTGTTCTCTTCTACTTGCCGCCGTGCGTGATCGCATACCAGACTGCTCCAATGATGCCAGCCACGATGATACTGATCGCGGTGCGGGCACCGTAGCCTCGCATCGAGTCTACCGACTTGCGCCAGTCCCGAAGCCACTGGAAGTCTCTCTGTGTCTCCATCGGGTCGGAGCAATCCAGCCCCAATGTGAGGAGTGTCTGCTTGACAGTTCTCGCAACGATGGCTTCAATTTCAGCTTCGGTCAGACGGTCAGGCATTGGGTGACCCTTGTTGGGGAGTTCTGAGTATAGGGCAGTCTTGGCCGCCCCGTCAAGATAAGGGTTGACGTACGGAGTCGCCCCCTGCTACTGTTTCGATGAGGAACGGGCTCACCCGAGGGAAACTGCTTCTGAGTCGCACCCGAGGGCCTCTATAAGAGCCCCGTCTGATCGGACGACCGCGAGCGGCCCCCAGTGCAATGCCGGGGGCCGCTTGCTTACTTCTGGGGGAGCTGCGACTTCTTGATGTTCTGCGCGCCCTGATGGAACGCAGACATGAGGAGACCCAGCACACCAGCCACAGCCATCTCCTGGCTGCCTGAGAGCGCCTCAGGGCACGATACGGCGCACCCGAAGCCCACCTCCAGCACCTTGGTGATGAAGACCATCACGGGCGCCAGATCGACGCCAGGGATGAGCGTGAGCAGAGCCGGAACAACGCCCGCTGCGGCCGGAGCCGCCACGTTCTGTGTCCTCTTCGCCTGCTTCTTGCCCAGATCCTTGCCCGCCGAGCCGCCAGTCAATGATCCAGCGATGATGGCAGCGGTCGCCCCTGCCGGCCCGCCAACGATCGTACCTGCTACGGTCGCGACGGCGCCCAGGAGCTTGCCCCATTTCATGCCAGGTCAACCTTGCTGTCGCCGACCTTCCCGCTCATGCCGGACAGGATGTGGAAGAAGGCCGCATCCTTGTCAATCTGGACCTCATCTGCGCCCTGCATCAGGGCACCCATCAATTCCATGACATTCTGGGTCTCTTCGCCCATCTGAATGCCGTTGAGCACGCCCATGACCAGATCGGCCAGCTCCTCGCCGACCTTCATGGCGTCTGCCTTGTTGTAAGCCATTCTGACTTCTCCTTGAGTTGCAGGACGCCACGGCCCTGCGATATTGAGGTGAGCCCACGTGAATCGCAGGCTCACCCAAAGATAACTCCTCACTACGCCAGCAGCACCCCATACCCATTCTCGGTGCTGCCGCCCGAGCCGGTGATGTCGAAGAACTGGTCCACAGTGGGCGCTTGGGTGAATCTGATCAGCACACTGTCCGCAGCGGTGACAGCCAGCACGCCAGTCGTTGCCGACGCAGCGACGAGTGTGATCCAGCCTCCGCCGTTCACATTGCTCTCAACAATGCCGGAGGACGGCAGTGCTGTCTTGATGTCGAAGGTCAGGTTGCCTGTCTGCCCCACCACCACAGCCGGTGAGGGGACATTCACAGTGAGTCCGCCGAACGTCAGGTCATCCAGGCTTTGCAGGCCGGAACTGATCGCCATCTCCAGCTCCATCCTCACCGGGTTCGTCAGCTCCACACCAGCTTCGGGCGGCGTATGCTTCGCTGTCACATCAAGACGTGCGTCCGTGGGAAAGGCGGTGTTCGTGCCAAGCGCGACGATCATCGCGTTGCGTAGGATGTAGGCATTAGCTACGGAGGTGCCGGACCCCGCTACGTTCACTGCGGCAGTGATGGCCGGAGTGCCGGAAGGGTCCAGCACCAACTCGTAGTCGAAGTTGGGTGAGTCATCGGCCCACGGCGGGCTCGACAGGTCAAGGTTATGGTCCTCCAGAATGTCGTCCACACGCCACGCCCTGGGCGTGATGCCGATCTCCAGGCCCAGAGAGTCGTCGCTCGATGAAATGCCCAGCTCGGTGAAGTAGTCCACATCCATCGACACAGCGGTGATGTCTGCGTACACCCCATTGATCACTGGGTCGCGCGGAGCCAGGGGGACCAAGTAGATGCGGTCAGCGTTGAGTGACACCTCGGTCGTCGGCGTCAGTGCCTCGCTGATTAGCTCATACTGGTTGCGTGAGCGCAGCTTCACGTCATACTCGTCTTCCAGCGCAGCCAGGGCACGCTCCTGAAGGTTTCCGCCCTCAGAGATGAACCAGACGCGCGTATTGATAGCGTGCGCCTTTGGCGCAGTGTTGAACAGGCCACGATACACGCCAGAGATGGTGAGCTGACTACTGCCGTACGATGCATCCTCGAAGCCGATGAACTCACCGTCGATGTAGGCGATGTTCGCGAGCTGGTTCACTCGACCGAACGAACCGGCGAACGAGAAGTTGAGATGGCGGATGCTGCTGAGTGTATCCTCATTATCCACCACGATCGACGCTGCCGCAGGGCGAGCCTCGCTCGCCTCGTACGCAGGTAGCGCCACATTGAGCGTGCCTGTCTTCAGGAAGGAGGAGATGCTGAAATCGTTCTCGAACGTGCCCGCGAGAGGTCGGGAAGTACCGGCGCGCGAATAGCACTGAAATCCGACCGTTCCTCCTCCAGGGTCACGGGCACCAGCCCAGACTCGGGGATTCAGATCAGGCGCGTACGGATCCTGAAGCACGAGCTGACGCGGCGCCTCGAACGTGAGGGTATCGGCCGCCACGACAACAACCGGGTCGTCCTCGGCCCCACCCCACCCCGTGGGCGTGGGGTCACCGAACGTGGCAGCGCCGGGGGTTGCGAAGATATCCTGGGCCGCAGTGATCTTGATCTTGCCGTCCGTGAGTGTGCCATAGTCGATGCGAGTGATGCGCATGGGCAGCTCAATGATGCCCAGGCGGGCGTTGCTCCAGCGGTACACGTCACCGGGCACGAGATTGAAGCCCTTGCGATTCACAGAGATAGTGTGCTTCGCTATTGGATAGGCGAGTGTAGCCAGCTCACGCCACACAAGCTGGTTGGCGAGTGTGCGCTTCTTGCAGCCCGGATAGTTGACCTCGGCGCTGATATTGCCGCCCTGAATCTCAACGTTCGCCATGTCCTGCGCGAGGGCGTACGCCTGCTTGAAGTTGTCGTCCGTGTCCGAGAAGAGCAGTCTGACCTGATTGGTCGTCTCGCTCCATGTGGTGCGTGAGTAGTCTACCAGGCTCAGGATGTTGGTCGCATCAAACAATGGCTGGGAAGCGAGTACATAGTCATCACGGATCAGCTTCATCTTCCAGTCACCGTTCGCGCGGTCGAAGTAGAGGGCACCGTCGATCTGGCGCAGCACCTCATTGACGACCTCGCTCGCCTCCTTCTCGTTGTCCAGCACCATGCTGAACCCGTTCAGCTCGGTCGCGAGCGTGGCAGCGGCAGCGCGGAAGCTGGCCACATTGATGCTCCCTGCCGGAATCTTCAAGCCCCAGTCGGTGTCTGTCATGATCTCATACAGCACATTCATTGGGTTGGCTTCGCTGGTGTCGATCACTTCATCCCCAGGCTGTGCTGTGGCGAGCTCCAGACCATCAGGGATGCGGCGCAGATCGAAGGACCACGGCTGCACGCTCGGGCTCGTTCCAACCAGGCCCTGGAAGATGTAGTAGCAGGTGCCACGATAGCCCGGAACGATCGCTGGTGAGAGCTGTGTGGAGAGATAGCTGTCGGCCGTCTGTGTGGTGTCCCCCACATAGAACCATGCAGCGTTCTCGGATTCGATGCCCCCAGCACCGAAGTCCTCTCCACCCAGGATAGTTGGGGCACTGATCGACATGGCCCCAGCTCCGGTGCGCCCACCATCGGCGAACTTATCATTGATGCGAACTCCGACACAGGAGTCGACAGGGCCACGGCAGAGCGCAAACTGGATGCCGACCTTGTAGCGATAGCCTGTTGTGATGCGCGTGGAGGAGAACATGCCCGTCTTGACCTTCTCAGTGATCGCGACCTGACGAAGATTCCCGTACCACACAACATTCGGAGCCTTCAGCCTTACCGTACCCCAGATCAGTGGCACAGAGCGCCCCTCAGTAGCTGTCGGGAAACTGAAATCACCAAGCCCAGCAGGTCGAGCGTTCTCGAACTTGGGCTTGGGACGGATCAATTCACCAACAACCGTCAACGCAGTGAAGATGAGAGGCAGAAGCCACCAAGGCATCAAAGACCTCGATCGAATGGGTTGAATGTCGGCACGAACGGAAAGCCTCCGTAGTTCACCGCGTTGCTGAACTTGGAGGTGCATACGTCGATCGTGTGGTTGCACCCAGCATACACGTCGACAGACGATCCGAGCGGGCTTGTCTCAAAAGGTAGGAACAGTGTGAGGATGTCGCCGCTTTGTGACACCACGAGCCTGTAGTCACTTGCCCCATTGTCCACGTAGCCGCCCACGGCCCAGTCGGCACCCTTGGCGCTCAGTCCAGAGACAGTGATGGTGTTGCCCACGACCGCGCTTACCGTTCCCGTGTACTTGAAGCTGGCCCTGGCGACGGTGCAGAGTGTGTCGTACAGAACATGGTTACAGAGGCCCTGATACTTGAACCTTGGGATGGAGCGCGAGAACGCTGCTTCGTCGGTCACTCCCGAGAGTGTACACACTCCCCCTTCTTGTAGATAGGCAGCGCCGATGATGCGGCCAGACCAAATCACGTACGCCTCAGTGTCGCCGATGTGGTAGCGCGTGATCTCCAGCGTCACTTCAGGGCCGGGCGGCACGTCGATGAACCGCTGTGCGAGAGCATCGTCCGTTGGCAGTGTGATCTCCAGCGGCGTGCGGCGATCCTCGGTCGTCTGCTTTGCGCTCGTGCGACTGATGGCACGAGAGAAGTAGTCGTTCGAATCGTACGGAGGCTGGTGGTCGAAGGGCGCACTCGTGTAGCGATACACGGTCGATCCAATCGTGAACTTGTACGTCTCTACTGGACGCCCACTCTCTGTGCCCTCTTCTAGCGCCTGGTATGTCACTGCTGCACTCCAACGATCGACATGACGGCCCGTGCCGTGCCGGGCCTCAGATGGGTGATACGTAGCTCATCGTTCGCGATGCGGGCCAGTCGCAGGAAGCTGATGCGGTCAATGTCCTCCACGAGGATCTCCTGGCCCCACACAGAGTCGACAGTGAGCCGCTCGGTCGTGGAGGTCAGCTCCTCGGCCACTGTGATCAGCCTAGTGATCACAGTACCGTCGTTCAGCAGCATCCACAAGGCCGCGAGAGGGTCTTGGCCATTCACGAAGTCGGTGTAGCCGATATTCTCGATCACCATCTGGTTCGACCCCGCCCCGAGCGTGCTCATATTGATCAGGTCCGCGTAGAACGTAGGGATGTAGAAGGAGGTGTGTGATCCCCGCAGCGCGTGCGCGAGCTGTCGGATGCGCCACACCGCCTCGGGAGTGTTTGCGATGAAGCCCTTCGTCGAGCTGAGTGCTGACAGCACATCGTCAGTGTACTGAACACGGCCAGTGATCTCGTTGTCGATCACCTCGATGCGTGTGCTGATGGACTCTGTGATCGTGGGCGAGTCGCCCACCCAATTAGGGTCACTCAGCATCACCTTAGAGTTGAAGCTCCCCCACGCGCTCGTATCGGACAGGTCCACGTCATTGTCCATGACGATGAACTTCATGCGGTACTCGTCCATATTCTTGATGTACTTCTGCCCGCTCGCTGTGCCTTCTGTACGGGTCAAGCGCAGTGGGGCGACGATCGTGTCGTCAGTGCCATAGCTGTTCGATACGGCCGACGTGAAAGTAATGGATGTGGCTGTGAGCGACTGGATCTCTAGGGCCTCGAACGTCGACGCAGCCGACCAGATGATCGCGAGCGCCCCCACACGGAAGTCGGCGAAGGTCGTGTCGACAGTGATCGTAGTGTCCAAGGCGGTGATGTCGGCGCCCAGCTTGCGCGACTCGAACCACACAGGCAGACCGAGGACGCCCGCCTGGGCTCCAGCCATCAGCATGTGGAATGTGCGACGGTCCGAGCCCTCTTCCAACCTGAAGACCAGCTCGAACTCCTGTCGAGGATGCTTCCCCATGCTTACTCGCTGCTCCGAGTTGTCCCGCGCCTTCAGGATGTCTGTTTGGAAGCGCAGCACCTCTTGAATCGGCGTCTCTGGCTCGTACGGGAACATGATGACGCGAGAGCCCGTGATGGGGATCGCGATCGCGCCGCTGTCCAACACGAAGTCGAGCGTGCCGTCGATGTCGGGAGGCCCACTCGCACTGATCACTACGTCGAAGACCGCACCGGCCTGAGCCGCAAGGATCGCGGGCAGAGATGGAAGACCATCGAACGTGACGCCGGGGCCGGCGTTCGGGGTTGCCGACGTGAACGTGCGAGCCGCGTTGCGGTATGAGTTGTAGATCTCGATCGCGCGCGTCACGGTCGTGATGATACTGCCCAGTTCGATCGAGCTTGGGCTTGTCCACACTCGCTCGAAGAAGAACTGGCCTGGATCCTTGGCTTCCTGCCCCTCAAAGCTGCTGGCAGGGAGAGCCGCCGGCACCCCGGCACTGAACGGTCCCCCGATCAACGGATCAAGAAGCACCTGCTTCAGACTGAACACACCAGGGGGCGCCGCCGAGGTGAGTATCTCGATCGGATTGCTGACGTGGGAGTCAACGCCCCCGATCTCCTGTCCCTCGAAGTCAGCCATCAGCTCTTCCTATACACAATGCCTGCGTTCCAGCTCTCTTCCGTGTTGGCCAAGAGGTGCTGCTTGCGAGCCCAGGGATACACGACCCAGGTCTCTCCCCCGAGAGTGATGGTGTCACCTGCGCTGAGGTTGTTCATGTTCACGATGCCGACATTAGGTTGCTGTCCCAGCCAGATCCATGTGTCTGGTGCAGTGCCTGTGTCACGGTACACGACAGGAATGGGGATGATGGGAATGTATGAGTTCAGGTTGCTGTTGTGGATGTGCCGCATGAAGCGCAGCCATAGGCCGTCACGCGAGCCACCAAATAGCACACGCCTGGTCTGTCCAGCAGTGTCAGTGCCTGTGACAGAGGCTCCAAAGACCCCCCACTTTTCAGAGCCACCCTGGAGACCGATCCCTTCCATATGCATGGTGGCATTGCTCAATGATGGTGAGGAAGTGCCGTCCAGGACGAATACGTGGGAGACCGAGGCTGGACTGTCGATGTTGGTCGCACCCTGTTCCCAGATATGCCCATAGGCGTACTCGCCACCTGTCCAGTCATTGATCTTGTCGATCGTGCCGAAGCCGAAGTGGCGATAGATGCCTGCGCTAATTTGGACCACGACATGGATGTACATAGGGTCGCCACCCGCGCCATCCTCACAGTAGAACTCGTACGAGGTCCACGGACCAGCCGCGAGGAACTCGACACGGCGCTCAATTCCGATCGTGGCACTACCGTTGCCGGAGTCGTTCGGCATCACATCGATGGCAGTGGCGGGCGTGTATCCTAGCGACTGACAGATGTTCAGGTCCGTTCCTGTCCCGTCCCACCCGAAGTGGACGTACATATTCGACTCATGGATCGTACATTCGTCGTTGGTTGCATCATAGTTGTCGACCGTGAAGTTGTGGGCAGCCGCGAACGTCTGGAGCTTATTGACCAGATCCTCGACCGAAGATGGCGTGCCGGTTTCGAACTGTAGGGCCATCAGCCCTCCTTGATAGCCAGGAACGAGTGGATGCCCGTTCGGTTGCAGTTCTTGAAGACACGATACACGTCGCCCTGGATGATGCGGTCCTCGGATGTTGGAGCGGTCGTAGTGCTGTACGCCTGGAACCAGAAGACATCATCCAGTTCTCCATAGACCTGCTGATCGTTGGCTGTTTCACTATGCAGTAGCATGGTAGGGAACAGGACATAGTAGTCAGCCCCGGTTCCAGGAGTAGGCTCCAGATTGGCCGTGGGCGCACTGATAGTATCCATATTCACGATGTGGTCAAAACTGAAGGCCAGAGAGTGCGCTGTGAACCTGTCCTCTAGCGGCGCAGAAGAAGAGTCTTGTAGGCTACCGCATGGTAGTGTGATGTACTTGCCCGACGGGTTGATGTCAGCTCCCGTGAAGACCGCGTTCGCGAAACTGTGCCATGTGCCTGCGGCGTCAATCAGGCGCATCGGTCCATCGTCCACGTTGACCTCTGCCCACGGGTCAGTCAGTGAACTGAATGTAGTCGCCTGATTGTGCGTAGCATCGTATTCTGGGGCTGCGCCCGCCACCATGAGTGGGTAGGGGTACTCCGTGGTGGTTGCATAGCGATTGATGAAGCCAAGGTACATTGGGTAGAAGTTCGAATCAACCTTCACCATTAGGATGATGCGGAACGGGGTGACGCTCAGCCACCAGTTCATGGGGCCGTTCTTGAGGAGCAGGTACGTGCCCTTGCGCGTCGCTGAATCCCCACTATCGTGGGCACCAGGGCTTGCGCCCGGCTGAGACTGATTGGCGAGTCCAGAATCGTACCCCGTGTAGCCATGCAGCTCCCAGTTGTACCGCCCAGAGGCGCCGACGTTGTAGGTGCGCCATCCCACATAGATCGTGTCCGACCCGCCACCAGTTCCGTGCAGAATCACGTCACGCTCGGTACCAGACCATGTGGTGTCACGATCGGCCGTCCACCCGTTCGTGCTAGAGGTGATCGCCAAAGCAGCGCCGCTCCCAGTTCCCCCAGTTGGGGAATTGGGAGTGGACGGGCCGGCCGAGTACACGCCCGCGCTGTCGATGCGAACAGCAGTCAGCGCACCTCCCCCATCGACCGATACAACCTCGATCGTCGCGGCTGTCCCAGTGCCGCCGGCAATGGTCAGTATGTCACCAGCGACATAGCCTGTGCTTGCATCAGTGCCGTCGATCGCCACTGTGTCGAGTGACGTGGCTGTGACAGCAGCGACGATGTCGTTGCTCAGGTCGATGTAATCAGAGCTTGTGCCCTTGATCCAACTCACGATAGTGCCCTGTTGGCTGTGGTCTTGTTGCGGGAGAGCTGATTCATGATAACCCGCGTTCCTTCCTCGTCCGCCATCGCCTCTCGGATCAGGGCGGGGTCGAGCACGTTGACGAACTTGAAGTTCGGCGCTGCCGGAGGCGGTGCTGTCTGCATGGAGTTGCCAGCGCGACGCTGCGCGGGCGTCGTGACATCCACCTGTTCGTTCGGCGACTTCCGGAAAGCTACGATCTGAGAGTCAGTCCCACCAGACCCACCAGGCAAGATTGTCCCTCCATGGGCAAAGGCAGGGAGCCCGAGCGCTGAACTGACAGCTTTGACGGCCTGCATACGGACGATCGCTCCGATGATCTGAGTGACGCTGTCGACCGCTGCCGACGCGAACTCCTGGAACAGAACCTTCCCGCCGCTCGTGAAGTTGCGGAGCTGGTCGAACCCAGCATCAAACACGGCAGTGATACTGTCCCCGAGGATCTGCTGGCTCTGGGACACCTCATTGAGCGTGCCCTTCAACCCCTCCAGCGCTTTGGCATACTGCTCGGCCGTGAGGTCGGGCTTGAGCTTATCTAGCGCCTCCAAGTTCTTCACCAACTCCCTGTCTGGCCCCAGGATCTGCTCCTTCAGCTCCGCCTGGCGGGCGAGCGCCTGGTTCTCGGCGATCAGTCCCTCAACCACCTCACGGTCGGGTGTGGTTAGCTCCTTGCCCTGCTTGAACAGAGCGTTCTCCAGCGCGATGATCTCTGCGCGACGCTGGCGCGCATCACCGCTTAGCTTGAGTAGCTCAGCTTCCTGAGCCAGTCCCGAAATCGCGTCCCGTAGTGCATCCTTCTCTGGCTTGCCCTCTGGTACTACAGCGGCAACTCCGGCAGTCTGCCCAACACTCCCACCAGCACCGCCCTTCTTGAACGCGGCCTCTCCCTGGAGCTTAGCGACGCGGTCCTCGATGTCAGAGAGGAAGCCGGTCAGGTCAGAGTTAGCCATGCCATCGGCAAGCTTAGAGCCAAGCCTAGAGCCTGCGATTGCAGCGGCCGTACTGTCAAACTGAAACAGCTCCAGCTCAGCCAGCTCGCTCTTACCTACCGCCGTACGGATTATATTCAGGCCCTTGATGAAGCCCTGAATCAGTCCCTGGATCAACCCACTCGCGACGTTGACCGCTTCCAGCAACAACTGCACGAAGCCATCAATGAACTTGCCCCAGTTGTCGTCCACGAACTTGAAGAAGTTGCCGAAGATGAAGCCGAGTCCGTCAATGAGCTGCGCCGCAGAGCGGAGCAGCTCGATCGCGCCCAGGCCAATGAGCTTGAATGCCTTCAGTGCGATGCCCGGAAGAGACTCGAAGAACGGCTGGAGTGGTGCAAGCACCGCCATCAGCTCTTGGAACACGGCCGTGCCGACGTTGGTGAGGAAGTCGATCGGAGTCTTGAGCGCCTCCAGGGCCACAGACAGTGCAAGGATGCCCTGGGCTAGTGCAGTGCTGGCACCACGTCCTTGATCGAACTCACCGATCAGCTTCAAGAACGCATTCTGCAACAGTGTGACCGCCTGTCCAACGGTGATGATGGTCTTCTCATACTCCTCGTTCAGGAAGTCAGCATTCTTCTTGAAGGCATCGAGCACGACCTCAGCAGTAATCTTGCCTTCCTTACCCAGATCACGGAGAGCACCACGGGTGATCCCCAAACTAGAGGCGATCGTGTCCGCCACGAACGGCAGATTCTCCAGAACCGAGATTAGCTCATCACCACGCAGCGCACCTGAGGCGATGCCCTGGGAGAGCTGACGCAGTCCGCCCTTGGCTTCGGACGCGGCCGAGCCACCAATGATGACGGCCTTGTTGACCAGCTCAGTGAACTCAAGGATCTCTTGCTGGGACCGGCCCAGCTCCTTCGCAGACAGAGCGAACTTCGAGAATGAGTTCGCCGTCTCTTCGAAGGACGAGCGTGTGCGCTTCGCGATCTCAAATAGCTCGTCAGTCACAGCTCCAAGATTCTCGGTGCCTGTCGTCACGATCTTCAATTTGTTCTGGAGCACGGTGAACGTGTCCGCCAGGCCGATTAGCTGCTTGACCACAGCGACTGCCGCCAAGGCCCCGAGAGCTTTCTTGAGGAGCGAAATAGCGCCCCCAGTAGCCTTGGCGGACTTCCCTACGTTCTCGATGTTACGCTTGACAACGAGCGCACCCTTCTCATCAATCTTGATAGATAGCTGTTCTGTAGCCATCACACACCGTCCAGCAGCCGGGCAGCACCAAGCTGCTTCTGTGCCGCGCGGATCGCATCGGCCGTCATGCCCTGCGGTGCCTGCGCTGAGCTGCCAGCGTCCAGTGCAACAATGTACGCCACATTGTTCGTGATGAAGATACCACCCCTGCCCAGCTTGTACTCCGCGATCTTGATGCGGCCCTTCTCCAGCGCCTCGTTCGCAGCCTGCCCCTTCACTCCTCGCTTACCTTTGCCGCCCTTTGGCCCGAGAGCATCCGCTGGTGTACCAGCACCGGGCGCCCCCACGGTGACAATCCAGTTCGCGCGAGCACGACCCGTATCGACCGGCGTCTTCAGGACGGCGGTCTGATCCGCTGCGATAGCAGCACGCTTGACGATCTTGAGCGTGTTACGCTCCACCGCCTTCGCAATCAGGTCCAGGCGCCTTTTGAAGCCCTCTGCTGTCCGGCTAGTGGCGATGACTTCTTCCCCTTGTCGTGGTAATCCAAGAATGCGTTGTCCATCACCCTGATAAGGTAGAACAGGTCTTCTTCCTGAGCCTCATCCAGCTCGAAGGTGACCGCATAGTCACGAATTGAGGTCCACGGGATCTGCCCAGCAGCCCAGCCCGTGGATCGGCATGTGTTCAACTCCCAGAACGCATCGTAGTACAGCTCCAGGCCCATGATGAGCCGAGGGGCGTTCGCAATCCTGTCAGGGAGGGGCGAACGCTCCCGCATGCACTGTTTGATGATGCGTTGTTCGACTGGTGCCTGTTGCAGGGTGTACAGCAGGCACTCAATCAGTTTCCCGACGCTTCCTCCCTCAGACTGGATCGGTAGAGAGCGATTGAAGATGCGTCGGCTTGGATCGAGTCGAACAGGTCTGGTAGCTCACGGAAGATGGCGAGGATGTTCTCCTCACTCATCGGCTTCACACTACCGTCGCCGTCGTCGATACCGTCGACGAATTCATCGTTGATCTTGGTCTGCCATCCGGTGATGACTGAGCGGGCATAGACTTGGCGAAGGATGTCAATCGCGAGGTCGTTATCCATCAGGTCAAGTTGCATCGCGCGACGATGGGGCCTTCCGATCTCTTCGAGCGTACGCTGGTACTTCTTGTTGGCGCCGCCAGCTCGTGCCGCACGGACCTGGAACTCACCGAAGTCAAGCCAGACGCCCTCGCGCTCAGTCTTGGCGTCGGTTCCGAACATGGATCGAATACTCATTTTGCTCCTCTCTTGATGCCCAGCGCGCGTGCGCTGGTCTTCTTCATCTTCCCCGCCTGGACCCGAGCCTTATTCGTTCGTTTCCGAGCTGCTAGCGCCTTGCGTCGTCCTGGGGTGCTCATGTCGCCTCCCAAATAGCGCACGCTGTTGAGCCTTCTTGGCTTCAGTGTGCGTGTCGAACGTACCGATGGTGCCCCCGGTCGGGGACACCACTCGATACTTGTCAGCTACACGGATGATCATCCCGCCACTGTCGGCAGGTAGTCGAAGAACGATAGGAACAGCGTGTGGTTCAAGGCCGAGTTGACCTTGGCACCAGTCGACGCTTCGCTCGTGATCGGCAGAGTGATCGCCGCATCCTGCTCCACGTTGGGGCGTCCATCCCCGAGCGTGAGCAGAGGCAGGTCGATCGCGATACCGACATTGTCCTTCACCAGAGCGAGGGCCAACGTGATGTCACTGTTGTTTCGCACCGCCTGGATCGCGCTGACGTTGCCGAAGTAGGCAGTCAGCTCACCACTCACGGCGAACGTACCAGCAGTGACCTCGAAGGCACCGAGCGTTCCGACCGCCTTGTTGGCGGACACGTTGTTGTTGATGGCCAACGTGAGGTCTGTCACGAATGCGAACAGGGCGGTCGGAGACTCGTCCGAGCTGCTCGCGACAGCCATCTTGATCAACGGCACGTCCGAGCTGGTATTGTAGGCGTCAGCCTCCACCAGAGCGGGACGTGTGCCTGCCTTGAGCGCCGCCGGCCCAGTGATCGTCTCGTTGTCTGCACCCACGAAGCTGAGGTCGACCGTGGCCTTGTCGGCGGTGGGCACATTCAGCGTGAACTCACTCGGCACGGCGCCCGTGATGTACTCTGCCTGGATCTCTGAGGTCAGTACATCGTCGGGAGCACCCAGCGAGCGTTCGAGCTGGTAGGTGCGACGCACCTGGCTGGCCTGGTCATCCTCGTTCTTCAGTGGTCGACCGTAGAAGATCTGGACGGTCTCGCCGCCGGCCAGCGACTCAGTGACCATCGTCGACACACTCTTGTCGATCGTGAGGGTGGTCGCGCTGGTCGCGCGGCATCGCTTCCATCCATTGTTCGCGGCTGTGGCGAAGCCATCTCCTGCTACATCCGCACCGATGTAGAACGGCTCACCAGGCAGCAGAGGCAGCGTGGTGAAGTCGAACGCAGCATCGGACGTGATCGTGGGCAGTGTGCCAGTCACGACATTGAGGTCGTCTGCGGCAAACTGATGGCCAACGGTCGTCATCGTTGCCGTAGAGGCGGGCGATGCGTCCGTGGTCAGATTCTCAACAGTCGTGATCACGTTGTTCGTGATGCTGGACGCGGTCTTGAGCCCGTTGTTCGCAGCATCGTTGTTGCCTGCCAGGAACAGAAGGTCTCCGGCGAGCCAGGTCAGGCCGTTCCCGTAGGTAATGGTCACGGTCAGCGCATCATCCCCGGAGCCAGTGAGGGCTACGGTAGCGGCCCCCGCACCAGTGTCTGTGTGTGTGCGACCCTGCGTGAGCAGCGACACAGTGAGTACGACACCACCGGAGACGGTAGCAACGGTCCACGTCGAGAGAATCGTCGCGTTCACGTCCGTCACGGAGAACGTGTCGCCGACCGCGTAGCCAGTACCACCAACCACGACAGCAGCAGTCACACCCACTCGACTGTCGACCGTGATCTCGTCAGTGGTCGTGTCGATGTCGGTGATCAGGAAGTCCTCGTCGACACCCAGCAGGCCACTGCCCTGAGCACTCCGGTTCGCCCCCACGTCTTGACGACGACGGAAGTTGGCGAACATGAAGCCCTGGAGCATGTCCTGGAGGTTGGTCTGCGTGATGTCTGTGTTGATACCACCGCTGGCGTCGAGATCGGTCACGACACCCTTCTTGCGCTGGCGTCCAGAGTTGATCGGGTTACGGGCGACCGTGGTCACCTGTCCACCGAAGTCGTTGTAGGAGTTCGGCTCCATCGGATACCAGATCTCATTGCCGGAGACTGTCTTGTACGAGTCCTCCACGGCGTAGCGTAGGCCCGTCGAATTAGAGTCGATCTTGTTGATCTGGGTCATTTCGATCCTCGCTTATCGTATTTCGTCGTACTCAAAGTCGGCGAGCACGTTGGTTTGGAACCACTGGCCTTCCTGGCCAATCTCTTGTGATCGTACGTCACGGAAGATCACTCTTCCAGGCGAGGTCGTCACGCCCTCGAATGCATTCTTGGCGATAGTCGCCAGGTCATCAGACAGTGAGCCCCCCTTCCCGTAGAAGGTGAAGATCTGCACTGTGGCGACACCGTATCGCCGGAAGCGTCGCGCTCCCACATCGTTGCTGAGGGTGACCTTCTCCGCATCCTGATGCCGCACGGTGAGCCTGCACCAGGGCGTATCAGGGGTGTCGACATAGGCCACGTCCCAATACCTGATAGGATACTCATCAGAGGTGTCTGCCGCGAGCCAGGCCGTACGGAAGGCCGTTTGGATCTCATCCTTGGCTTGTTTGATTGCGGTCATCCCATCACCTCGAAGGCGTACAGGAGACGCTCAGTGCCTGGCTGGAGTAGTTCTGTGCGCATGATCTGCCAAGTCCTGTCCCCATCTACGATCTCGTGGAAGCCCTCCAGATCCTCGCCCCCATCGTTCGCCGCAGCGAACAGAACCACGGCATTGTCTGTACTCATGCCTTCTAGCACGCCTCGCAAGATCGACCAGCTCACGCCCCCGCGGGTGTGGTCGGTCGCGAACACACCGGCTCCTGTGACAGAGGCCAGCACTGGGCGCGTGTCGGTCCGCCACGGCATCTGGTCGTCCGAGCTGGGGCTGTTCCCGAGCTTGCGCACGGTCACGGATCGACCCGCACCGTCAATCAGCGTCTTTGTTGTGGTGCGGAGTGCAGCGTAGTCAACCACGGGCCAAGTCCCTCGATGTTGTGGAGATCAGGATCTCCTCCATCCACAGGTCAGCCACGGGATACTCCCTGACCGACTGGATGAAGTTTCCAGAGCTGGTCATCGGCTTGTTAGAATTGGCGTCGGAATACTGACGCTCAGTCTCGATCGGCCCCACCGCGTCCTTCGCGCTGACCAACTGCCCTGTTCCCGTGCTGACCGTCCCCGTCGCCGGGTCCACGGTCGGGAAGGGAGTATCAGGCAGCGGCGACAGAGTCGAGAGCTGAAGATCGAGCAGGGTGTACTCCGAATGTGCGTACAGTAGCGGATTCGGCAGCGGATCCAGCTCGAACTGGTCATCATCGAGCGCACTCAGACGAGGCCACTCACGGCCCTGCGCCTTCGAACGCTTGTAGCCACGGTAGCGGCGCCCGAACCGCTTGTCCATATAGTCGGTCGCGCGCACGGCGGACGCTTGAATCTCAGCGTCCGTATACGGCACGGCCGCGATATCGAGCCCACGGTCAGTGAAGTATGCCTTGATGTCTGCGATGGCCTGGTAGCTATTAGCTGCCGCGACTCCAGTACCGTCCTCTACTGTGAACGCCATGATCGACTCCTAGACGATGAATGCGGCTGGTGCGGCCAGAACGACCTGTGTTGCTTCAGTCGAGACGAAATCGTCCCCACATGCCATGCGAATCCTGAGTCTCCACGTACCGACCTTAAAGAACTCAACATCACGGTAGTACCACGTCGCACTGTTGGCCAACTGGTTGTTCGTCTGCCCCAACACGAAGCGTACTGGCTTCGTGTTGGTTGAGATGTCCACGCTGCCCCAGGTGCTTGTGAATGGGTCGAAATACTGCCAAGTGATCACGGACGGGTCTGGACAGGGGGAGGATGGGAAGGGGGGCTGATCCCACCTGCCATCAAAGGACCGTGAAGCATCCCCAATTCGATAGATGGAGCTGTCTGGGTAGCCCTTGAGGACAGCCGTTTCCGAGAAACTGCATGCACAAGCCATCAGCGCACTGCCTGTGTATCGGCTCGGTTCTGGAACGTGCTGAAGTCGACCACTTGTCCGTCGATGTCCTCTCCCCGGTCTCGCTGATCCAGCACGACATTCTCCATCAACACCGTGACCCATGCCTCAGCATAGGCGAGCACTTCCTCACGAGTCGGCGTGGCATCCCTCTGGCGGCCAATTTCTTCGTCCCAGACATAGTAGAAATAGGCTGCCATCGTATTGACGAGCCTCTGGTGCCAGTCCCTACCTCCAGCAAGGATCTCACGCAAAGAGAACTTGGTCTTGCCAAACTCTCGGATGATCCACCAGTCGGTCCAGTCCTCTCGCGTCAGCTCTTGACGATCACGTACCTTCAGCATCCTAGTCCTCCGTGTAGATGATCGTGATCGAAATTTCTGTTGGAGACCCGTCTGTAGTTCCTTGCACATAGGTCACGAAGCTGTCTGCTGGGATCGTAGGGTCAGAAAAGGCCGTGAGATCGTCGCCTGGCGTAGTGGCCGTGCTGGTCCGAGCAACGATAATGTTGGTCGTGCCGTGCGCGGCCGTGTCGTGGTACAGCGTCCAGTCAATGTCGGTCCCGCCCGTGCGGACCGCACGAATCTCCTGCACTGTGATGGCCCGATCAGTGAAGAACACCGAGATGTCCTCCCCCGCGCCTGGACTCTGGATCGTGAGCGTACGGGTCGTCATTCCGAGCGCAGCCGCAACCATCAGATCCCAGTCAGCATGCGGGGGCTCGGCCGTCGTACTGACCGCCGTACAAACATACGACGATCCGCCGTTTTCGACAGCCTGATTCTGAGTATATGTGCCTGCGCTCCACGGCCCCTGCCAAGTGATGTCGCCCGTCGGGCCGGCTGGACCCACTGGTCCCTGCGCTCCGGTCGACTCCAACTTAACGATCGTGAGCGCTGAGAAGCCAGCAGTTGTGTCGATCGACACGGTCTCTGCCTGAGCGCGCAAGCGCACCTTGTCGCCTGTGGAGCAGGCGAACGCGATCGAGCCGTGGGCAGTGCCCATCTCTTCGGTCAGGATACGCGCATAGGCCGACGATTCCGAGCCCGCAACGTCCACATATCCACCGCCCGTGTCCAGCTCCAAGCGGCATACAAAGCCCGCTCGTGTACCGCTGCCGAGCTGCCCACCAACCTTGTATAGGAACAGGTAGTTGCCGTCCGCGCCGATCGTGATCACGTCCGATGCGAGCGCGAACACACCCCCCACATTCAACTTCGTGGTGTCCAGGTTGACCGTCGCTTCGGTCGTAGTGATGTTCTGGCCCGTATTGTCGTAGAACGAGCCCACGGAGATGTCTCCGCCCAGATTGGCTAGCGCCTGGTCGATCCCATAGAGGTGTGCGGTCAGATTGTCGACGCTGTCCACCTCAGTGGGCGTTGTGGCAGGCGTGTAGTTGGTCGGGTTCCAATCCACGTCGAGCTTGTCACCGTCGATCTCATCCCCCGTAATGTGCGACGATGCGTGAGAGCTTGGTGTGCGCGCATCAGTCAGTCGAGTGTCATCGCCCTTGACCACTTCGCCGGCAGCGGCGTCACCAGCGGCCGGTACGTCGAGTGCAGCAGCAGTTCCGCTGTCGATTACGTCGGCGAGTGTGTGGTTGTGCGCAGCGTCGGCCAGACCTGCCTCGGCCGGGGTCTGGTTGATGAATTCCCCAGATACAGTGTCGTACGCGAGCAGCTCATCATCGGCCGGTGTCGTGATTGTCACGTCCGTCAGATCATTGATCGCGGACGCACCGCCGCCAACACCAGCGCCAAGTGTGACATTGTAGGTGGGGCCTGAGCTGACGGTCACACCATATGATGTGCCCCCGAACGTCAGGCTGTAGGAGACTGTTCCGACAGAGATGGAAGGCATATCACGCCTCCCTGATCGTTACCTGGGCCTCTACGACGAGCTGGCCTCGGCCGATGGTCGCCGGGGCACCAGAGATCACTATCTGCAAGTCCTGTTCGTACGTTCCAGGCACGACCGGCCCAGAGGCGAGGTCGAGCGTGAATGTGATGGTGTCGGTCGTGCCACCCCCACTATCGCTCTTAGCGAAGTCTACGGGGTCGAGCGAAAGGACAGCAGCGATATCGAGGTCAGTGGTGGCTGACTTCGCGGTGTAGAAGAAGTTCCAGGCAGTGATGTCCTGCGGAGTCACACCATCGGCCTGGGTGAAGGTCATGGTGATGGTGCGGTCGTCCCCCTCGGTGATGATCTCATTGAACGGGAAGTGGATGTTCTCGGCCATGTCGACCTCAAAGGTTGGGGCCGGTGAAGGCCCCAACCCTCACTAGGCGATGCTCTCGGTCTTGCCGCGGTCATGGAGGACGATCACATCTGTGTCGGTCGTCATCACACCACCAGTGGGCAGGCCCAGAAGCTGCACCGTGTCGAAGTATCCATCAGGGATCGCGATACCAGCGGCCTGGATCGCAGTCTCTGCGTCCACGATTGTGTCAGCGGAGGTTCCACCATCGTCAGCGTTGACAATGGCACCGATGACACGGTTGACGAGCTGCTTGTTCGGCTGATGCGAATTCGCGATCGTCACCAGATAGAGTGCTGCGGCCAATGTGGCCCTCCTTGGTTCAGGTTACGACTTCGCAGTCGGCCCCTTGATGCCGCCCGTTGTGGAGCGACGCTGTTCCCCGACCGACACCCTGGTCGGCTGGAGATTCTTCATTGATGGACCCTGTCGGTCCATCGCTCC